AACCTAAGTCTAGATGCCCTGCCAGATGATATTGACTACTGCGTAGCCCTAGATATGGATGAGGTGCTAACTCCAGGCTGGCGTGAGCAGCTTGAGATTGCCCACTCAGAGGGCATAGAACGGCCACAGTACCGCTTTATTACCTCGTGGGATGAAAAGGGTAAGGCACTAACAGAGTTAGACGGATTTCGTATCCACAAGCGTCACGGTATGACCTGGGTCCACCCTATCCACGAGGTCTTAAGATGCCTAGAGGGTGAAGACAAGCACAAGGTTTACCCCTTTGAGGTTCATCACCTGCCAGATCACGACAAGCCTAGAGATTACCTGAAGCAGCTAGAGGCAGCGGTCAAGGCTGAACCTAACAGCCGTAACCTGTACTACCTAGCCAGAGAATACTTTGGTCACGGCAAACTGGACAAGGCACAGAAGGTCATCAAGCGATACTTAAAGGTATCTGAGTTTGATGCTGAGAAGTCTTATGCCTTGCGGATGCTAGCCAAGTGTGAGGCACACAAGCAGGAGCATTGGCTCCTTGCCTCAATGGAAACCTATCCTAGCCGTGAGTCAGTACTGGCTCTGGCTAACTACTACTACACCAACCAACGCTGGCAAGAGTGCAACTATGTTGCCAAGCGTGGCTTAGATTTCAAGGAAAGATCCACAGAGTTTCTATCAGAGAACTGGGCGTGGGGTCATATGGGATATGATCTTGCAGCTGTCTCTGCGTGGAAACTAGGTAAGTACCAAGAAGCCTATGAGTATGGTCAGCAAGCAGTTCTTAAATCACCTAATGATGAAACTTTACAAAACAACCTCAAGTCCTACCGGGAGAAAATAGATGGCAACGTTTAACGATATGATCAATGAGGTGCGTTCCAATTTACAGGGATACACCTTAAGGCAAGATCGCCTCACATACCTTGCCAATACAGGTGGCATCACTGCATCTGGTACTGAGATTCAGGTTGGTTCATCTAGCAACCTTGCTAAAGGCATCATTGAAATTGATGATGAACTTATCTGGGTTGATTCTTTTGATAAGGCAACTAGCACAATGAACGTTATCCCTGCAGGCTTTGGTCGTGGCTACCAGGGAACAGATGCAGCATCTCACGCTGAGTATGCTCAGGTAATCCTGTCTCCAACCTTCCCACGTCAAAACATCAAGCGTGCTATCAATGACACTATCAACTCATTCTTTCCTAAGCTCTGGGGCGTAGGTTCTACAACCTTTACCTTCAACGCAAGCCAGACTGCATACACACTGCCAGCAGAGGCTGAGTCTGTCATCTATGCCTCTTGGCAGACAACAGGTTCTAGCCTTGAGTGGTTGCCTATCAACCGCTGGCGTATGGACCCAATGGCAAATGTGACTACATTTGGTACCAACAACACCATTAACATTTATGAGAACATCCAACCAGGTAGAACTGTTCAGGTCTTCTACACCAAGGAACCTACCGTTTTAGCAAATAACGGTGATGACTTTGCATCAGTAACAGGATTGCCATCATCAGCATATGATGTGGTTATCCTTGGCGCTTCATACAAGTTGCTTTCATTCCTTGACCCAGGTCGCATCAACCTTACATCAGCTGAGTCCGACCTTAACGATTCAAAGATCCCATCCAATGCAGGAGTTGGTGCATCTCGTTATATCTATGCTCTATACCAACAGCGTCTTAATGAAGAAGCACTTAAGCTACAAGACAAGTTCCCAATAAGGATTCATTATACCAAATGATGAAAAAATGTAGCACTTGCAAAGTTGAAAAAGAATTTGCTGATTTTAATAAAAGTAAATCAGGAAAATTTGGATTACATAATCAATGCAGACCTTGCACAAAATTATGGAAACCAACTCCAGAAGCATTAAAGAAAGCTCGCAAGAAAACACGTGAATGGAATAGATTAAAAGCAACTGGATTTACTCCAGAAGATTTTAGCGCAAAACTAGAAGAACAAGGTGGAGTCTGTGCAATTTGTGGCACAGATAATCCAGGTAAATTAGATTTTTGTGCAGATCACGATCACACGAATGGAATGAAACGAGGGATACTATGCCGCAAGTGCAATTCAGGACTAGGGCATTTTAATGACAATCCCGAAGTTATTTCTAAAGCAATCGAATACCTCAACCACTATACCCGCTAAGTAAGGCAGAGAAAACGTGACTAGAAAATACTCATCAATAAGCGTAGAGACAACACTACAAACAGGTATCGGTTCTGGCGATACAACTATGACTGTGCCCTCATCAGGTGCTGCTACTTTGCTTCTTGGTGGAGTCTCACTTGCTGCAGGCAATGTGGACCAGTTCACAGTAGTGCTAGATCCAGATACTGCCAATGAAGAGATTGTGTTTATTACTGATGTATCAGGTGCATCATTTACAATTAACCGTGCAGAGGCAGGAACTGCTGCAGTTGCTCACCTTTCAGGTGCAGTAATCCGTCACTCATTGACATCCGATGACTTGACCTACTACACAGCAGGTGTAGACAATGCAGCAACGGCTGCAGGAACCTTGACCTTTAGCAACAAGTCAATCTCACTTGGTACTAACACAGTAACTGGTACTACAGCAGAGTTTAATACTGCGCTAACAGATAACAACTTTGCTACCTTGGCAGGTGTAGAGACTCTGACTAACAAGACTTTGACTACACCTGTGGCTAGCATTGCAATCAATGCTCAGACAACTGCTTATACATTGGTAGCCACAGACAAGAGCAAGCTGGTCACTATGACATCTGCTACTGCTGCTAACTTCACAGTTCCACCAAGCATCTTTGCTGCAGGAGATATCATCTATGTAGCACGTCTGGGTGCAGGTACTTGTTCTCTGACTGCAGGTGCTGGAGTAACTATCAACACCACACCTGGTCTAAGCCTACGCGCTCAGAACTCAACAGCAGCTCTTATCTGCACAGCATCTAATACATTCTTGGCTACTGGAGATCTTTCTTAATGCTCAACCTACTGGCATTTATTGGTAATTATGTATCACCGGTGACAACCACAACAACCACTACGGCTGCGCCTACAACTACCACTACGCTAGCACCAACAACGCCACCACCAACAACCCCGCCACCAACGACAACTATTGCGCCAACGACAACGCCACCACCAACTACCACAACAGAACCAACTACAACTTGGTACTGCACTACAATTGTTGGTGGTCGTTATACGTCATCTACAGATGTATCTGAAGCCTGTGTAGTAGCCTGTTCCACTAGCGGATACCCAGGCGAAGTGCCTTGTTAGGAGTTTAGATGTCAGATGAGGTTAAGCCTTGGGATATGTTCAATGGAACACCAAGGGCCACAAAGGAAGAGACTGAGCGCAGATTTAATATCTGCCAAGGTTGTCCAGAACTTGTGGAGTTAACCTCCACCTGTAAGCAGTGCGGTTGCTTTATGTATATGAAGACCAAGCTACAGCCTGCTACCTGTCCGTTAGGAAAATGGTAATGGCATCTATATTTGTACAGATAGCGTCCTATCACGACTTTGAATTACCTAAGACAGTCATAGATGCAGTAGCAAAAAGCAGTGGCAATCACGTTATTTGTTTTGGGGTACACAATTGTTACATTGAAAACCATCAGATCTTTATACCGATGGTGCCTAACTTTAGGATGCAAGAGACACAAGCGCCAGAGAACATTGGCGTAGGTCTTGGTAGAAGTATAGCAAATTCACTATACAACGGTCAGGACTACTACCTACAGGTAGATGGACATACCAGGTTCTATCAGAACTGGGATGAAGAACTCATCCGTAACATATTAGAGATGCAAGCACAAGGTATTAAGAAGCCGTTGCTTACTGCCTACCCTTCTTCGTATTCATATAACAACAATCTTAAAGAACACTGTGACTGGGACAGATCAGTTACCAGTATCTCCTTTGCAGAAAAGCCTGAGCAGTTTGAGCAGACTCTCATACCTAGCCAGCTAGCAGTACCCAGTGAAGGCGGCATCAAGCAGACTTCTATATCTGCTGGCTTTATCTTTACTCTCGGTGAGTTTGCCTATCTTGGCTTTAACGAAAAGATTATGTTCTGGGGAGAAGAGATCCTCATAGCAGCTCGTGCTTATACCAATGGCTTTGACTTGATGATTCCAGATAAGCAATATATCTATCATCTTTACTACGACCACAGTTCAGTGTTCCAGAAGAACCTACGCAGACACGTATGGAAAGACTATCCAGACCAGTATCACGCCAAGGATCTTGAGTCCAAGGCTGAGGTCTATGACATCTTATCTACTGCTCGCATAGGTAAAGATGCGCTAGGTACTCAACGCACGTTAGATGAGTACGGTCAGTATGCAGGTTTAGATTTTAAGAATAAGGCAGTAATAATCAAAGGAGAATAAATGGCAACCGAGTTCGACATTACGGATCCAATCCCATATCCATTATCGAACCCAGCAGGTGCTACGAACTTTTCAGCAACTGGTGTTGCATACGATGTAGCCTTTGCAAGCAATCCATTTTTTATCGGAGCATCCGATGAGACACCCTATCGTCGCGTAACAGCGCAGTATCGTAAGCAACAAATTGACCAGTCCAGAGAACCAGGTGAGCAGACGCTTACCGGTTGGTGGACTCGTAGCCAGTCATCCTTTCATCAAGGAGCAGGCATCAAGTTCTTTGAGCCACAGCAAGATGAGTCCCTGCGATTTCAATTCACAGAGTCTAAGGGTGTAGATGTCTGGACTAAGGGACAGGTTAGCCTGCTCAACAGCACAGTTAGGGCTAGGGCTTCAGCATCAACTAACTTATACCTAGTTGGTGCTAGAGACAATACTAATAACGTAGATGCAATTGTCTTTACTGAAGGAGTTGATCTCAAGAAACTCACTATGAGCGGTGATACACCTACCGTTACTACTTATACTTTAACAGCAGCTCCACACACACTTGATTTTATGGCTTTAACCTCTGATGGAACCAGATACTTTGCTGCAGATAATGACAAACTTCATAGAGGTAATATCTTTGGCTCTACATCTGATGGTCATATCTACGATCTTGATGGTCCAGTTACCACAGTAGCACTGCGTTATGCAAAGCAACGTTTGTTAGCTGGCGTAGGTATAAAGTTATATGAATTAGATTCTAACAAGACACCCACTTCAGGTGGTCACGCTTTACCTACCGAACTTTATACACACCCAAACCCATCGTGGATATGGACAACCATATCTGAAGGACCTGCTGCTTTCTATGTTGGTGGCTATGCTGGATCTCAATCATCTCTATACAAGATTACATTAGATACTACTGCTACTAACTCTCTTGGATTCCCAGAACTTAATGCACCTACTGTTGTAGTTGATCTACCAGAGGGTGAGATAATCAATGCCTTTGATGTATACCTTGGTACCTTTGGAGTTCTTTGCACTAACAAGGGTGTAAGAGTTGCGTTGGTATCTGCCGATGGTGACATCAGTTATGGACCATTGCTAGTAGAGACAGAGTGCAAGAGCGTAACCTTCAAAGATAGATTTGCTTATGTAACAACCTTGCAAGGTACTGAGTCAGGTCTAATTCGTATTGATCTATCACAGTCAGTAGTTTCTAATAGCCTTGTCTTTGCCTATGCTTGGGATGTTTGTGCAATCGGTGAGACTGTCAACCCAGTATCTACAGACTTCCTTGGTTCTACCGATAGAGTTGTCTTTGCAGTACCAGGTGATGGAATATGGATTGAGTCATCAAGTATCAAGGTACCATCTGGGTATCTACGTACAGGTTTTGTACGCTATAACACCACAGAGAATAAGATCTTTAAGATTATGCAGACACGTGCAGATAACACCTACGGTTCTGTATCTGTAGATTCTATTACAGAAGATGACACCTATTACCGCATTGGTTCCTTTGGACAAGGAGTTGCTATCAGCGATGTCAATATCAGCTTCCCAACTTCTTCCGTTGAGTTCTTAGGATTCCAGTTTAACTTTACCCGTTCATCTACAGATACAACACAAGGTCCAGTCTTTACTGGATACCAGGTTAAGTCACTGCCAGCAGTACCACGTCAGCGATTGATTCAGTATCCAGTAATGTGCTATGACCACGAGAAGGACCACTATGGAGTTGAGGTGGGTTATGAAGGCTCAGCCTATGACCGCATCAGCCAGCTAGAAGCAATAGAGAATCTAGGCGACACCATCCGCGTCGAAGATTTTAGAACTGGGGAGTCATTCCTCGGTCTGATTGAAGAGATGGACTTTATCAACCGCACGCCAACAGATAAGAGATTCTCCGGATACGGTGGAACTTTGTTGGTCACTATACGTTCAGTCTAAGGAGACTACGATCAATGAGCGCATCTGATTACGCAACCCTTGCAGTTGCAGTAACCACACTACTAGGAGGATTGTTCACAGCAATCCGTTGGCTAGTAAAGCATTACCTTAATGAACTTAAGCCCAACTCAGGTTCAAGTATGCGTGATTCTTTAGACCGTTTAGAAAAAAGAGTAGACGACCTGTTTAAGTTGATAGCAGAGAAATGAGTAACGATGAAGCCACTTGCAAGGAAAGCCACGCCTGCAGCCATTGCTGTCCTGCGCCAGGCCACAGCGATAGTTCCATTGCGTATGAAAGCATCCGATGGACTCCTGCCGTCCAAAGCGCATATCCATCAGAATCCCAACTCTGACCACAACACAGGCTTTGCAGTTGATTTAACCCACGATCCCATAGCTGGTATTAACTGCAACGATATCTTTGACAAACTACAAGCAGACCCACGAGTTGACTACCTGATATTTAAGGGAAAGATTTGGTCAAAGCAAAAGGGACTGCGTGTGTATAAGGGACCAAACCCACACACAAAACATCTTCACATCTCCATCAAACAAGGATGTGGAGGCGATACCTCACCTTGGTTCCCTTGGCTGGGTAAGCCAAAGGTTATCGCAAAGGTCAAGGCAGCAGTTAAGCCTTTACCTAAGAAGAAAGAACCAACAAGTCCAAAGGAGTAACAATGGATAAGAAGTTACAAGCAGTACTCGCAACATATCTTCGTGCAGCAGTAGCAGCAGTGATTGCTCTCTACCTAGCAGGAGAAACAGATCCAAAGGCACTAGCAGCAGCAGCAGTAGCAGCAGTTGCAGGTCCAGTCCTCAAGTGGCTAGACCCAAAGGCTACAGAGTTCGGACGTGGGTCTAAGTAACCCATCAGCGCGAGGCAAAGAGAGGCCGCCCTTCGGGGCGGCTTCTTTTTTTATGCCATTTTGTCGGCAGGGCAGGGAACTACAACCAGATTGCCACAGTTGACACAGGTAGCATCAAGGAAGTACCAGACGATCTCGTAGTCTTCAAAGGAGCACATAACATTAAATACCTGGGAGCCACAGGAACATACGTGGACTGGTCCTAAGCCTCTTAAATCGGCTCCAGTGACCTCTGGCAGGGTACTGAGGGAGCTTAGTCGCTCCCAGATTTTTGACAGGATTGGTAGACGGAGTACCATATGCTCGGCACGGCTCCTTCCTGTGGTCAGTCGCCTCTCGGCCTTACGGCCTCGGCCCCGTAAGGGGCCACTGTAAATTCGCTATCGCTCATATTGTACACATCAGGTAGCGTGTCTCAGGTACGACACGCCGTAGGTGTGTTAGAATCTCAGGTATGACAACCATCGCAGCTGTTGAAGGTATTGATTACGCGGTCTTCGTAGCTGACTCTCAGATAACTGAGGACAATCTCGTGACCTTAGCAACGAGTACGCCTAAGATAGTTGAGGTGGGTAAGTTCATCATCGGTATCTCAGGTGACACACGACCAGGTGATATCCTTTCGTATAACTGGAAACCGCCACTCTATCGTGGCGAGGAACCAGCACAGTTTATGGGACGCAAAGTAATCCCAAGCATTATGAGTACCTTTACAGATAACAACTACGAGTGGAACAAGGTGGACAAAGATGGTGGCTTCGATTATCTCATTGCTTTTAACGGCAATATCTTCCGTATTGCTTGTGATCTCTCTTTTTTCCAAGCAGATCACGGAACGTACGGCATTGGTTCTGGTGGGCAGCTCGCTCTTGGCTACCTGTATTCAGTTCGCAAACCTGATATGGAGTTAGCCTACGCCAAGCGACACGCCAAGAGAGCCGTAGAGATTGCGTCAATGCTTGATGCGAACACGGGTAAGCCTATACAATTGGTGGTCCAAGAACGGTTCTAGGAGGAGCTATGGAAAAGACTATTGGGTACGCCTTGAAAGAGGCGTATGAAACAGGCTTTGAAGATGGTGTTTCATCCGTTGTCAAAGCATCTGAAGAAGATATGAAACTGCTATTGAATCAGGTGAAGAATGGGTGAGTGGCTTATTTACTGGGGAATTATTCTGTTCATCATTCTATTCTGGAATCACACAAGATGTCAGTAACAGATCCTAAAGATTTACTACTGACTGCACTACGTGCAGGCGATGCTAAGCGTTCACGCTCTACGCAGGTACAGATTGGTCCATCAGAGGTGGGCGGTTGCCGACGTAAGGTGTGGTACCGACTCAACAATCAACCTGAAACTAATGACAACGAATTAAAACTTGCTGCAATTATGGGTACTGCTATTCACGCAGAGATCGAGAAGGCGTTAGCAGATAATCCAGATGTGCTGATTGAAACTGAAGTTGAATACAACGGTATGAAGGCACACATTGACTGTTTCGTACCAGGCACCGGTGATGTGATTGACTGGAAGACATCTAAGATTAAGAACCTTGGATACTTTCCATCAAAGCAACAACGATGGCAGGTACAGCTATACGGCTACCTCCTAGCTAAGAACGGCTATGCGGTCAACCGAGTGTCACTGGTGGCAATTGCCAGGGACGGGGACGAACGCGATGTCAAGGTTCACACCGAAGACTACGATGAGTCCATTGCTATCGAGGCACTCGGTTGGCTAGCGGCTGTCAAGGAGGCAGCAGAGGCACCTGCACCTGAACGCGACTCAAGTTACTGTCAGTTCTATTGCAAGTACTATGACGCAAGTGGGCAGATGGGATGCGTTGGTATAAAAAAAGAACTTACACCAGTCAGTGATGTCATCATTGATGATGTTGATGTTGACAGGAATGCACTGTTGTACTTACAGTTAGCAGCACAGATTAAAGAGTTAGAAAAACAACAGGATTCTTTGAAGACATCCTTTGAAGGATTGCTAGGCACTACTAATTCAGGTATCGAAGTAAGTTGGACAACTGTTAAAGGACGTGAGTCAGTTGACAGTAGCGAGGTAGAAAAACTATTAGGGTTTGTCCCTAAGAAGGTAGGAGCTGAAAGTCAGCGACTATCTATAAAGCAAATCGGAGGTAAGTAAATGGCTACAGAAGGTACAAAGTTTCAGATCAACTACAAGTTGAACGATGGAACACTTATCAATCTTTACGCAGCAAATGTTCAGGAACTAGAGACAGGTCTTAACGACCTAGGTATGGTTTCAACTTTGATTAAAGCAACAGGTGCAGAGTTCACAGGTGGACAACCAGCACCAACAGTTGCAGCAGTTGCTCAAGCATTTAATGCAACGCCAGTACAGGCAGCACCAGCATCAGCAGGTGGCGCTAACTCTTGCCGTCACGGTGTGATGGCGTTCCGTGAAGGAACATCAAGCAAGGGACCTTGGAAGGGCTATATGTGTGCTGCACCAAAGGGTGCAACAGACAAGTGCGATACCATCTGGGTTCGATAACAAATGCGGGAGCCGAGATTCTACGAAGCTCCTAGTTGTGCAACAGTAGGTGGAGACTTTTGGTTTCCAGATAATGAATCAGGTGTACCTGGTGCATCCACAGTAGATTCTCTTTTTGCTAAGAGCATCTGTAATCGCTGTCCCCATAGAAGGGAATGCGCTGAGTGGGGTATCAAGTTCGAGACTCACGGCATCTGGGGCGGTCTAACACCAAGAGCACGTCAACAAGTCAGACGTGAACGCGGTATCAAAGTAAATCAGGAGGATGACGTTGCTTAATCTGTCCCGTGCGTGGGGTGGTGTGCTTACCAAGGCAACACCACTACCTGACGTATGGGATGGCT